ATGGTTCACTTCAAGCGGCCGAACCCCCACGACGAGCATTACGGTGTCGGCGTCATCGCCGGTGCCCCGCGGGTCTTCGACCTCGAACTCTACCTTACGGAATCTCAGACCTCCTACTACGAACGCGGCACCCGGCTCTCGGGAGTGTTGGAAACTGACGGCAACGTATCCAACGTGCTGTTCGAGAAACTGAAAAAGACCTTCCGCGCGTTCTACGCCGGCCGCTCCAACGCCTACGACATCGCCGTCCTCGAGCGCGGGCTGAAGTACAACACGATTCAGAACAACGCCTCCGACGCGAAGTATGTTGAGATGTCGGACTCCTCACGCGACAGGATCCTGGCGGCCTTCCGCACTCCCCTCTCGGTCCTCGGGATCTCCGTCGGCGGCGCGACCGGGCAGAGCAAGGCCGAGGATCAGCGGCTCTTCGACAACAAGACGATGCGGCCGCTCCTCGACAAACTTCAGAAGCAGATCAGCCTTACGGTTACGCAAGCCTGGGGACTCGACTTCGTTTTCGAGTATGAGTACCTGCCGCCCGCCGAAGACCAGCTCGAACTCGCCGGCACCTTCGCGGCGCTGCCGGGCGTGATGGTCTGGGAGGTTCGCAAGAAGGCGGGCCTCGAACCGCTGCCGAAGATCGAGGGCACCGAGGACGAGCGCAACTACATCGTGCTCAACATGCCCGGCGAGAACGATAACGAGTCGGACGTGAAGGACCGCAACCTGCCCGGCGAGGCTGGCCGCCCGCCGAAGGGCGAGAACACCGGCGCGATCGAAACTGAAGTCCAGGCCGACGGCGCCGCCCGCGCCCGCCAACCGGCCTAGACGCTACCGTTCCACCAGCCTAGGCGCTACCGTTTCTCCAATGCCGCCGTTCCGCGGGCAACGAAACAGCCTTTTCCGCGGAACGTCCAACGAGGCTTGACCGCTGGCGGAACAACTGCCGCTGAGCGCCTGTTGACTCGTGTGCTACACTTCTCGTGAAGGGTTCGTGTGTGTCCCCTTCCTTTCTGGTCTGGTTCGCCTCTGCCGCCCCCGGTCTTCATCAGCCGGGGGCGTCATGCGTTCTGCTACTCTGCGTCGATGGCCGCTCGCAGAAAAGGAAAGAAAGCCCGCAAGTCTTCCGGCAAGGTTGTCCGCATCCGGCCGCACACGCGCAGCGCGCGTGGCGACAACAAGGGCAAGAAGCGGGTAGTCGTTCCCGGCTACAAGCGCCGCAAGGCGCGCGACGCCCGCAAGTAGCGCCGACGCGCCCTAGGTGCTAGGCTGCCTCTATGGCGGCCTCGCGCAACTTCCCCGGCATCGGCCCGTACACCCGGCCGAGCCGGACCCGCGTCAATCAAGCGGCGCTCTCCGCGCTCGCCCTAGGCGGCCGGGTAGTCTCCGGCATCCACCGCTCCGAGCGCACCATATTCGGCGGCCCGGACGACCGGCTCCACTTGCTCCGCAAGGAGCCCATGCCGCCCCAGTGGACATGCTCCTGCGGGCAGGCTGGCATAATGATCGAGCTCCCGCCCAGCGCCCTGCCTCTCACCGAAGCCTGCGGCCACGGCTCGCAGGCGCCCTCCGGCACCACGCGGATCTGTGTCCGCTGCGACGCCGGCCACCTGATGCCTCGTCTGACCCCGGAGGAGGTGAACTGATGTCACCCCTTTCCATCATCCTGCTTGTTGCCGCTCTGACGGCCGCGGTACTCGGCTGGGGCGCAGTCGCGGTCGCCGCGCTGATCGCCGCAATCCTGAGTGTAACGCTGATCGACAACCCCGCCTGACCGCTGTGTCGCCGCGAGGCGTATCATGGCGAGCATGAAGACTGAAGCCACGTTCCAGGCCGACTCCTTTCTCGATACCAAGTCACAGGTGTCCACGGCAGCCGACGGCACCGTCATAATCGAGGGGCTCGCGTCCGACTGGGGCGTGGACGACCAAGACGAAGTGTTCGAGCCCGGCGCCTTCCAGAAGGGCATCGACAACTTTCTCAGCACGAACCCCGTGCTGCTGTACCACCACAACGGCGCCAAGGCGCTCGGCAAGGTGACGCACCTCGAAGAGACCTCGGTCGGCCTGAAGATGCGCGCCGAGATCGACCCGCCCTCCCCCGGCTCCTGGGCCGAGGACATCGTGGCGAAGGTCAAGTCCGGCACGATCCGCGGGCTGAGCGTCTGCGGCAAGTTCCGCCGGCGCCCGTCCGACGGCGGAGGCGTGGCGAAGATTTATGAGGCAGGTTTGCGGGAGATCAGCGTGACCCCGCTGCCGGTCAATCCCCGCACCATGTTCGCGGTCGCGGCCAAGGCGTTCGATGAAGACCAGGACGACGACCTGGCAGAGCAGATCGCAGGTCTGCAGGGTTCCGTCAACCGGCTTGAAGGCATCTTCACCACTCTCGAAGACAGCCACATCGGCCCCGAGGCGTAGCGGCTGTCACACCGCCTTGTATCTTTCTCCCCATGCTTACAGCCGACGAGAAACTCGCAAAACTGAACACCTCCATCGAAGAGCTGCAGGACCGGGCTTCCGGGCTTGTTGACAAGCTCGGGGACGCCAAGGCGCCCGACGAGATCGAAGGGCTGAAAGGCCAGATGGCGGAAGTCACGAAGAGCCTCGAACCGCTGCAGTCGCAGTACGTCGAGGGTCTGCGCGAGAAGGAAATGGCTTCCATGAAGTCGCAGCTCACCACCGTCGGTGACGCGCTGGAAACCCTGAAGGGTGAGGCTGGCCGCTTCGACGCCGCTGGCGCTCCGACGAACACCGGCGACGAAGCCACTTACGGCGAGCACGGCAAACTGTCTTTCTTCTCCGACGTCAAGAAGGCTCGCCGCGGCGACCAGAAGGCGTGGGACCGGCTGAGCAACGCCGGCGGCGAGGACATGAAGGCGATGGTCGAGAGCGATGACGCTTCCGGCGGCTTCCTTGTCCCCGAGGAGACTCTCGGCGGGCTGCTCCCGCTCCGCGATCAGCTCAGCGTTGTACGCGGTCTGGTCAACGTCGTCCAGGTACGCGGCGATTCCGTCCGCATCATGCGGCAGACTTCCGGCCTCCTCGCAGGCTGGGTCGCAGAGCTGGCCGAGAAGCCGCTCAGCGATATGAAGTTCGGAGAGGTGGACGCCAACATCTTCACCGCTGCCGGCATGTCCGTCGCCTCGAACCAGCTTCTCGCTGACTCCTCGTACAGCATCGATCAGCTCATCTTCCGTGACCTCGCCAAGCGGCTGAACACCGTCGAAGAGGTCGCCATCATCAACGGCACCGGCGAAGGCCAGCCCCGCGGCATCCTGAACACCCCCGGTGTGGATGTTGTCGGCGGAGAGCTTACCTCCACGGGCGTGTTGAACCTGCTCGATCGCATCGTAGATGCGATCGGGGATGTTTACACGGATCACCTGATGGCCCCGAACGCGATCCTGCTGCACCCCCGCGTCTGGGCCAAGATCATCAAGGCCCGCGAAAGTGGCTCGCCCTCGACCTACCTCGTGGGTCCGGGCAGCACCGCATGGGGCCGCCGCGCGAACGATCCGATCCCCGGACTCAGCGCGGGACCGGCTCCGGTCGGCCAGCTCTTCGGAGTTGACGTGTACGCCTCGGCCAACGTCCCGGTGAACCTCGGAGCCGGCGATAACGAGTCGGCGGTCATCGTCGGTGACTTCTCGGAGGGGCTCCTGCTCGACCGTCAGGGCATCACGACTGACACCTCGGAGCACGTCTTCTTCACATCGAACCAGACGATCTTCCGCGCAGAGGAGCGCCTCGGCTTCACCGCCGCGCGCGACCCCAAGGCGTTCAAGGTGGTCGCTGGCGCCGGAGTCCTCGGTTAGAGTCTCGGAAACCACTAGGAACACGAAAGAAAAATGACCCCCCCGAACATCGTAAACACAATTCCCGAAAACGCGGTCCTTGTCCGCGGTACGGTTGCCGCGAACAACGCGCTGTCCTACACCGCTGACGAAGACGGCGCAGCCGGCCGGGCGATCACCGTCGCCTACATCGTCGCGGGCAACAACACCGCGCTGTCCGTGGCCGTGACCCTGAAGGCCATCGTGGTCAACGTGGCGACCGGCGCAGGCGGAC